GTATGGGATAGAAAAGAGAAAACAGTTATTTAAAAAATATGGATTTGAATCTGCGTATGCTCATCAAAAAAAATGGCCATCAGAAATCTTGTGTTCATCCAGGGAGGTTGTTACTGGTTTTATACAAGGACTGTTTGATACAGACGGGAGTGTTCAGCGAATTAAGGTAAATAATAATTCATACGGATGTATGATCAGATTTTTTAGTACCAGCAAAACACTAGTGAGTCAATTGCAATATATTTTACTGCATTATGGTATTGTATCACAGATATATCAGACCGATAGTGACGAGCGAAAAAGAACGCTATATATACTGGCTGTTACTGGTAGCAATGTAAAACATTTTTATGATCACATTGGTTTTAGACTTAAAAGAAAACAAAAGATACTTGAAAATGTTATTATTAATAAAAAATTATGGAAGGATAATACAGACTATATTCCTGATATAAAAGATATTATTCTGGATATTATTAGTGACTACGGTATTCCAAATTGTGTGAATAGTAAACACTGGAATTCAACCATTTTTAAAAGAGTGAAACAAATTTCCAAAACAAGAGTGTCACAATTTTTAGAGTATTATGGTCATATTAATGATGCTCGAATATTAACTATAGCAAAATTATCCAGAAAAGATTATTATTATGATCGTATTGTTTCCATAGATGATGGTAAGTGTATAACATATGATACGTTTATACCAGACAGCAATGAATATTGCGCGAACGGGTTTTATAGCCACAACAGCATTCCCGAAGATGTTTTTGACATTGTTGTGCGTGGTTTTACTGCTACTACTAAAACACCAGTAGATGAAGCAAAACGCTTGGCGTTTGAGAAAACAGTTGCCACACTTGACATACCCGATGATATAAAATTAGCACTGAAGAAAGAGGCGGTTGATGGCAATCAGATTATACACTCTGGAACAGCCTATTATGAATTTAACCACTTTGCTCAGAAACACCGAATGTGGTGTGACTTAATCGAAAGTAAGGGGCACGGTGCGAAAGTAGCAGAAATTTTTGGTGGTCAGAATTTAATCCCAGATAATTTTGACTACAGAGATTACGTAGTTATTCAAATACCACACACACATTTACCAGAAGGTTTGTTAGATCCTAAACAATTGGCACACGCCAAGGCTTTATTGCCAAGAAACATTTTCTTAATGGAATACGGGTGCGTGTTCATTAAGGACAGCGATGGATTTTATTGCAGAAGTCTCATAGAATCTTGTACTGTCATGCCCAACAATCCAATAGCGACTCCAGATGGGCCAGTAACTTTTACGCCATTGATGCGAGGTGTTAAAAATCGCACGTATGTTATAGGCATAGATCCTGCCGCAGAGCGTGATAAGTTTGCAATAGTTGTATTAGAGGTGTGGGAAAATCATTATCGTGTGGTACATTGCTGGAGTGTTAATAAACCAGAATTTAACAAACGCAAAAAACAGGGTCTAGTAACTGATGATGACTATTACGCATATTGTTGTTCTAAAATTAGAAATATGGTCAAGTTATTTAATCCTATTAGAATTGAAATGGATAGTCAGGGTGGTGGATATCCTATTTCAGAGATGTTACGTAACAAGAAGTTGCTGGATGTCGAAGAGAAAGATTTTCCAATATATGAAGTGATCGACCAGGACGACCCTAAAGAAACAGACGGGGAAACAGACGGCAGACACATTTTGAACTTAGTTAAACAAGACAATACTTCCAATGCTGAAGCTAATGTGGCATTGCACAAAAGTCTTGAAACCAAGAGGCTATTATTTCCTGCATTTGATGCGGTAAAGATGGAATCGTCTATATTGGCAGAAAAGGCAATGAATGTCATTTTTGATACTTTTGAAGAATGTGTCACTAATATAGAAGAGTTGAAAAATGAACTATGTACTATTCAAATGAGTGCTACTGCTACTGGCAAGGAAAGGTTTGATACACCCTCCGTTGTAAGTGCTGGTGCTGTTGAGGGACGACAACGTAAGGGCAGATTAAAGAAGGATAGATTTACCGCATTGATGTTATCCCACAAATTTCTTTATGATACTGATACCAGACCAACCGAATTAATCGATTATGAGGATGTGGCTGGTAATTTCAAACAAGTCAAAACCAAGTCCGATGAGGGTATGTATCGTGGTCCTGGTGCTGCTAGTATGCATAATGCCAAAGACTGGCAGGGTGAGGCAGGGCAATTCGGTGCTGTAAAGAAGGGCGAGAGGCATTAGTAGTTTAATAATTCTTAGATTATTCCTTTAGTGCGTCTTTGTGTATAAATCATTGTGGCATTATAGTTATACAATAGTTCAACACCAGAGGTAAGCATGGCTAAAAGCACAGGTAAGGCATCAAAAAAGACATCCCAAAAATCACCCAAGGTAGAACCATTTTATCAGACATCTGATAATGTTGCCATCTCCACTCATTTGTCTGGCGAATGTTCTTTCGCACATGGTCAACCCAAGGTCGGTAATGCGCATGCGACGGTTAGAGAACGACAAGGATATAACAGGCGAGATCAGGATTCAGCACGCCCAGAAGATCGTATTCCTACCAACCACCAAGATATTATACAGGCGACACAAGCTTTGTATAGACGTGTTGGTATAGTCCGCAATGTTATTGATATGATGTCAGATTTTGCTGCTGAAGGTATGAAGTTTGAACATCCCATCAAAAGCCAAAAACGTTTTTATGACGCTTGGGCTGAAAAAACAGACTTAGCCAATCGATCACATGATTTTATGAAGTTACTTTTGCGAGACGCAAATGTAATCGTTCGGCGTAAGACCGCGAGAATTTCTGTACCCCTCGTCAATCAAATGTCAAAGGCAACTATTAGTGGCTTGAGTGTTACAGAAGATATAGCAAAAGAAATACCAGAAAATGTAACAATCGATAAGAGGAAGGGTGGTAAACGAGAGATACCCTGGAAATATACTTTTCTTTCCCCTGTTATGATCGAGAAAATTGGTGGTAGTGTTGGTAAGTTTTTTGGCGACAACACTTTGGCTATGAGAATTCCTGCACAATTACGTAAGTCTATTACTAGTCCTGTTACAGATGCAGAAAAAGAATTTGTCAAAAAAATACCCGCTGAAATTCGAGAAGCGGTGAAAAGAAAGAAGGGTGACAACTTAGTTAAGTTGGATCCTGACAAAATGTATGTTGATTATTACAAAAAGGACGACTGGGAAGATTGGGGTACGCCATTTCTGTATGGTGTTATGGAAGATATCATGTTTAAGCAGAAGATGCGACTGGCTGATATGGCCGCATTAGATGGTGTTATCAACACAATTCGCCTATGGAAACTTGGTAATAGTGAACAAAAGATTCTACCAACCAAAACTGCTGTCAATAAACTCCTAGATATTCTACAGCACAATGTCGGTGGCGGAACTATGGATATAGTTTGGGATGACATGATTGAGCTTAATGTCGAATATCCTCCTACCGACAAGATTTTGGGAACCGACAAGTATAAGTCTGTGGATAGTGATATTATTCAGGGATTGGGTATTCCCGATTCTTTGATTGGAGGAGCGGGTCAAGGTACTAGGAATGCTGAATCGGCTTATGTACAACTAAAAACCTTGCTGGAGAGACTGGAATATATCAGAGGCAGAGCTATTGCTTGGATTAAAAATGAACTAAAAATGGTAGCCGATGCTATGGGCTTTAAACACATACCTAATGTTATTTTTAGCATCATGTCCCTCAGAAATGAGGCTGCCGAAAAGCAGTTGATCATTCAATTACTAGATCGTGGTATTATTTCTGTTGAAAGTGTGCAGCAGGTGTTTGGTTTAAATTTTGCTGTCGAATTACAAAATCTCAAGGATGAGCAAGCAGTACGAGAAGCCGAACCTACGCTCTTGGAGAAAACTAATCCATACTTTACTTCTCTTACCGTGCTAGAAAGACAGCACGAGTTTACCATGGAATTAGAACGACTCAAGCAAGATGGTGGAGGTGGTGGGGGTGGCCCAAACGAGATGGGTGATCAACCACGAGATCGTGGCAAGAATCCTTCAGGTAGACCGCCCAATACGGTAGATACAAATCCACGAAAGGAACGAGATGACCAAACTCAGTCTGTGTATAAAGTACAGGCCGAGAGATATATAAAGCAGATTGATGAAATTGCGGATCCATTGTTCTTAGCTCATGTTAAAGCTGCGAATCTCAGATCTTTAACCAAACAACAGAAACACGAGTTAGAATTAACTAAACGTGCCATGTTGGCGGTCGTGGATAAAGATGGTAAAATTTCTAGTGATATACTGAGGAGTAGGCTCGCATCAGCTTCTAAGAATTTGTTTGAGATCTACAATTCAGTTTTTGACGAGTTGTGGGCAAAACATACCGAGGTTGTTGGAAAAGCACCCAACCTAAGAGAGAGGCGTTCTTTGTGTGCGTCTGCGTGGGCGATGTTGAGGTAAAACAGAATTTTTTAACCGTAAGGAGTAAGCCATGTCTATTGTAAACATGAGTGTTGATACCAAAACGCGACAAGTTGTTGTGGCTGTTGATGGTGTAGTGGTTCCGGCTGTCGAGGCTCATCTGAGTAAATTTGTATTTGCTGATGGTGAAGTGGCGGTGGATTTGAGCTATACTGTTAAATCTGAATCTGATAGTGGTTTAGTAGAAACTCGTCGTTTTTCATTGCCAACTCCCGAAGATGCAGCAGTGGCATCTCTGGATAAAAATGGGCTTGTATCTAATATAGAACCAGACAGTAAAACCTTTAGCGAGCATTTGCAAGCTTTTTTACAAAAGAAACCAAAAAATTAAACTCCTGAAGAGTCCTTAAAGTTTCAGAAAGTATGAATTAATTGTGTATAATTTAATACCGGAGGTTAATTTTGCGCAAAATTGAAGTATATCAAGCAGAAAAAGATGCTGGGCTGACAGAGAAAATTTTAGCCGCCAAGGCTACTTTGACAGTTCAGGCCAAAGTTACTGATAAACACACCTCAAGTGCAGATCAAGCTGCATTGGTTAATAAAATTCTTCAATATCTTCGTAAATCACAAAAAGAAGAAATAGAATCTGTTGAGGATTTGATCGGTAAAGATCAGCCAGATTTGGCACTTATCGTTGCAATTTTAGTAAGTACTGGCTGGAATGGCAATGATGATATTTTTACACCGGCAGAATTATGGAAGGCTCGCGGAACTGCGCAACATAAACCGATGAATGATGGACACGATGAAAAATCTATTTTAGGGCATATCATTCAAAGTAGGGCTGTGGATAAGGTGGGAGAGGAAATTGTTTTAGCAGAGAATGAATCTCCACCTAATGAGTTTGACATAGAAGTGGCTGGCGTACTATATAAGGTTTTGCCGGGCCTGGAAGATAGAATCGAAGAAATTATAGAAAAAGCTAATGCTGGAGAAATGTATGTATCTATGGAAACCATGTTTCCAGATTTTGCTTTTGGCATCTTTGATGAGGCAACAAGTACAACTAAGTTGATTGCTCGTACCAATGAGACTGCTTTTTTAACCAAACATCTTAGATCATTTGGTGGAGATGGTGAGTTTAAAGGACAAAAACTTGGTCGTGTTCTTTTGGATATGGTTTTTATTGGACAGGGTTTTGTGGAAACACCAGCTAATCCTGAATCTGTAATTAAAGTCGCAGCTAGGGCTGTGGCTTCTAGTGATTTCGTGAATGCTAACATGAATGATATTTTGGAGGGAGGTGTAAAGGATATGGAGAACACTGAATTGCAAAACGCTCTGAATGAGGCCACTGCTAAGATTACACAGTTGACCGATGAAATCGAAGTCCTTAAAACTAAGGGTTCCGACAAAAAGATTACTGAGTTGTCTAGCCAAATTGAGGAACTGACTACCACAGTTAGTGAGGCTAAAGAAAAGGC